ACTCGTAAACACCTTCGCCAGTTTCCTGATCACGGTAGATCTGAGCAACAGTTTTGTCGTAGAACTTTTCGAAACCAATCAGGTTTTCGAGCAGACCTTCACCGTCAGCGTAGAACTTACCGAAGTGTGCGTTACGAAAGTACTTAGCAGCTGCATCCCATGGGATGGTGTTACCACCGCTGTAGGTGTCTGCGAAAAACTCTGAGATGTAAAGTTGTTTAGCCATTGAGAGATACCTCACCGTTTGAAATCATTTCGAAAAGAACATTTTGAGCAGCGATGCCGAAAGCAAACTCACGAAAAGTTTTAGTAGCTTCAGGGCCGAGTGAACCTTTGTACTCAGCGTAGTTTTCGCGGCAGCCTTCCCACTCGGACTCAGTCCAGCCAGTCAGCTTGCGTTCAACTCGATCAAAATCAACCATGTTTCATATCCTTTATTAATTTACAGGTATAATTATACCTCAGGGACCGGATATGTACACTTCTAAGTTATTGATTTCATTGGAGTTTCTGGGCATCTCTAAGTTATTGATTTGATTAGAGATTTTCTTAGACTATTTTTGTATAATATTTACATTTTTAGATCACTTTGATCTCGGCATGCTCCAGGTCGTGAACATGGAGAGCCATGAGAGCGTAATGTAATACCTTCATCAGATCCTTACGATTCTTACCATCTTTCTGACCGTATCGCTGTGTGTACTTGAGGATATTTCCGAGGCAGAATCCTTCACCATGACCACCATCGATGATAAACTCTGTGGCTTGGAACTTGCCTTTCGCATAGTGTTGATCATACGTAGAGTCAATGTAGTCAGCTAACTCGTTAACTAATTCCTCTTCATTAAATTTGTAATCAATCGACATCTTCGACCTTCTTTCTTCCATAACGCCATAAATTAGGTCCAATCTTTATTAGACCAACTCTGTACTTGTAACCTGTTCTTTTATTCGACATCTTCAACGTCTATTACCGTCTCTTTACGAATATCAATAAATTCACCACGTGGTGTCTGTAGTACGTACTTGTCAGACTGTGGATTGTTTAAAGCATTCGGTAACTCTCCTACTTCAACGAGTTCTCGATCTTCTTTCCAATGTTTGAATTTGATTCGTTTCATTTCCAACTCTCGAATATACTTTTGTCTACTCGTTCTCGTCTTAGACCTTCACCAAACTCTGTATTATCCATGACTGGCTTGTCAGCGATGTCAGGTCCAATATTTGCTTGCGCATTCTGTTCTACATCGTACAACTTCATTCTTGATCTGTCAACACCGACGACGAATCGACGATGGAGACCGGGGTCGTTGTAACGATTCTTGAGCTGTTTAATGAGGAGTTGACCGAGGCTCTCAAGCTCTTCGTTAGATATGGCGGCAAACATAAAATCTGCAGTAGCGGGCAATCCAAAGGACTCGCTAGTGTCCTCGAGGCCGACGTCTGACGACGTAAACCCTGTTCTGTTCGTCTGCGTTGCTGTAAAGATCGGTAGGTTGAATTCAACTGCAAGTCCCCTTAGCTCTTCGGCAATTGCTTTGACATAAGAATATGTGTTGACATTGGCACCCATTCGGATGCGTGATGACACACATAGATTGAGATAATCGATGTAGATGATGTCAGGCATGAAGTTTTTCTTCAGCTTCAACTCGTTAAGTAGATGTCGAAGATGACCACTACCAATAGATGCAGTAGGATATTCTTTAATGATCAGTTTACCTGCTGTCTTGCCTTTGACACGATTGAGTTTGGTCTCGTACGTTTCTTTAGGATATGTTGACAGATCATTGAGTGGTACACCCATCAGATTTGCATCGATACGTTCAGCGATACGTTCTTCTGCCATTTCCAAAGTAACATACAATACATTCTTGCCTTGCATAAGGTTCGATGCAGCAAAGTGGCACATCATCAATGTCTTACCTACACCAGTACCAGCGAGGATAACGTTAAGCGTTTTGCGAGGAATACCACCGCGAGTAATACGATTGAAGTAATCGAGGTCGAATGGCTGACGCTCGACTACCTTATGATAGAAGTCATATCGTGATTCGAAATCTTCAAGGAAATCGTGACCAATATTGGTATCGAAGGAGACAGCGAGTGCATCAGACAAGATTTCAGGCAATGCACCTTTGTCTTTGTCTGACTTCCCATCGATCACCTGAATCGATTCCATGATAGCGTTGTAGATTGCTTTGTCTTGACAATACTTCTCTGTCTGCTTCAACAACCACTCTTCATCTGTGTCTGATTTATTGAGCGACCCAATGAATTGAACACAGGCTGCATGAGTATCTGTGTTAAGAGATAACTCGTCCACCTCGATCTTCAGTGCTTCACGAGATGGACATGCATTGTACTTTGTAAAATACTTGTCTACGAGGTTGAAGACGATACGTTGTTCATGATTGACAAAGTATTCTTCTTTAAGAAATGGTAAAACACTACGAATGTAGTTCTCATCATATAGTAGATTGCTGAGTATAAGATTTTCAATTGAGATGTCTGACATTTAATCCTCTAACTTTCGGAAATGTGCTATTGTTCCATTATCATATGACCAATAATCAACTGAATGGAATGGAGAGACAAGCCATTGTATATTTTTATCTGCAGTAAAATCCATTAAAGCTTCTTGTATATAATAACCTACATAACAATCATGCAATAATACGTGACCGCCTCTCGCTAGATTATCATACCATGCTTCAAGATCTGCGTAAACCCCTTCATAACTATGATCACCATCAATAAAAACTAAATCATAATCGATAGTTTTACTGACACTTTTATCTGTTGAATCATGTAGATAAAGTTTTATATTATCTAATTGCAATTCATTTATAAATTTGGTCAGTGTGTCGTCGTCTTTTGGATCGATATCAAAGCTGTGTATATTTTTTCGTGTGGCAGAAGCAAGAACTAAAGTACTACCACCATAATATCTGCCGGTTTCGACTATATCTTTTCGTGCATTATTAGCTACTGCATGAATATATCTAGCTTCCCACGGACAAAGCCGTATGAATTCTTTTGGTAAAATACAATTGTCATGATATTCAACAAATTCTAGTGGACGTTTTTCTATCCATTTTTCACGACACGCAGGTAATAAATCCGTAAGCTTAGGCCGCGGAATCGTCGACGAAGTCATCTATTTCCTCATCAGTAATAATTGCTGTATGACCTACTTGATATGTCTGCTTGATATATTCATTGAATTTTTCAGACGTCACAATCGGCAGCCAAAAATCTTTGCTGTCAGTTTCTTTCAGTCTGAACTTCTTGTCTTCTACTTCCCCGGTGGCAAGATCAGTGCGGGCGTACCAACCGTTAGAGGGTTTGACAACGAATCCTCCTGCCATCGCGATATCCAGAAGTCCACTCCAACGGCTAATGCCACCACCATGAGTAACAGTAACAGGAATCTTGGATTTCTCTCGTACATAACGTGATTTCTCCACATTGATAATGAAGTTATATCCTACCACATCTTTACCTTCTTTTTCCTGTTGACGACCGATAATATAGATGTTGTCTGCAGAATAGTATGAACCAGTACCACCACCAACGATATCTTTCGGGAACAAACTGATCTCTTTGTAAGTATGATTCACAACGACCATCGGAATATCTTTGAGTGTGAGGTGTGGTGTGACCATACGGAACAATGACTTGATCTGTTTTGCTCGTGACATATCGGCAACTGCTTTCTCGTTGAGTGCATCTTCAACTTCTTTCTTCGAAGCGAGGTTACCAATAGAATCGACGATAATGATAACCTTATCACCACGATCTACATTGTCGAGCTGCTTCATGATATCGAACTTGAGTTGTTCAACGTCTGTCACAGGTGTATGAAGTACACGATCCATATCGATACCAAAGGTTTCGAAGTATGATTGAGGTGTACCGAACTCTGAGTCGTAGAACAACAGAGCAGCGTCATCATACTTGTCGAGATATGCTTTCGCCATCAACAAACTGAACGCTGTCTTAAAGTGTTTACTTGGACCAGCCCACATCGTGAGACCAGGTGTGAGACCACCATCGAGTCTACCTGACAATGCAAGGTTGATGATAGGAATGGCTGTTGGAATCATGTCCTTCTTCGTGAAGAACTTCGATTCAGAAAGGATAGCTGTATCCTTGATGGTTGAATTCTTTTGAAGCTTTGATAAAATTGACAATGTAAGTACTCCGTGAATTGGATGATTTACTATATACTACCATAAGTGAGTATATTTGTAAACTATACTTTTGTCACAATGAAACCCATAGTTTCTTTAAAATCGTATTTTGTTTTTTTAGTAGGATTTTTTCTATACTTATCAAAATCTTCATTTTGATCGTCATGTTGTAGTTGCATTCGTACGTATCCACTGACTGCAGCCCCGAATATTCCCCATGGTCTGCATAAAACTTGATACCAACCACCTTCTGCTACTCTTAATTGCCTATTTTTATGCAAATATAAAACAAAATTTGGATCAAACATATCAGCTCTATGTATAATCATAAAATCATGCAAGTCGCGTGATATACATTGTCGCAATGATTTGACTGGATTAACAAAACCATCTACTGTTTCGGTTTCATTAAAACAATGAAACCCATATGGTACAGAATAATCGTATACTTGTTGACAAAAAGTTTCAAACTGTACACTCAAATCGTCGTACATAAAAACATCATATCGTAATCTTACTATAATATCATATTTTTTTAAATCAACTAAATCATCTATCAACATAGCATGAGCCACATGTTGAAAATTTGTCCTGCCTTTTTTTCTCATGTTTTTTATACTGAGAATCATATGTTCTTGAAATCGGCGATCAGACATGTGTTGATAACGATGAATGGCCTCATGACCTAAATTACCATTTCTAAATTTTTTCAATAACTCTATCGAAGCTTTTGCTTCAGGATATGCTGCATTATATTTTTGTACTGGTGCTTTATGTACTTTCTGTATAAAATCTTCTTTTGGTTGATCATCCCAAGTTGTAAAATAATAATCACAATAATCGGGCAATATTGATTTTATCTTTTCGATATTTTTTTTGTATGATCCTCTCAACTGACCAGAAAAACATACTGCTATTCTTAGCTTCCCCATGGAGTCATCCACATTTGATTTGCAATATACATTTCTTTTTCATACGGTTCGCACAACACTTGATACCAACCATACTCTCCACCACCTAATTCTTTTTTATCGTATAAATCCCACACATATTGAGGATCAAATTTATCTGCTCGATGAAATATACAAAAATCTGGCAACGCGGTCCAATTATTCGAATGGTGTATTTTACCCGGTTCAAATAACTTCACGTCAATCGCTCCTATTCCAAATGGAATTCCCGTATCATATGCAATTTCTGCACAACTTGTAGCTTCTTCGGATGTAAAGTCTTTCGAAAATGTCAGATCATATCTAATTCTGACTATTAAATCATAGCCACTACCATATTTTTCTACAGCAAGCGCATGAGCTAAATGTTGTTTTATTAAATTTCTGCCTTTGTTTCTATGCAGCAACCTATTTCTTGCTTTTTTATATCTGCTATCATTTGGATCATCGATATTTCTCATAGCCTGTACAGCTTGCTTTAGATGATAATGATCACAATTATATTTTAAACGAGGTTCATCAAAATAAGTGTCTATCCAATTAAAATCGTCGTGATGGCCTTTCCACGTTGTATAATAAAAATCGGCAGATGGAAGAACACACTTCATTTTCCATATGTTATCTTTATGTCTTTTATTTTGTGGTCTGACAAGTCCAGAATATATAACAGCTATTTTCATTTATTTAAAAATCTTTCTAAATCTTCAGGAGTACCCAATCCCCACATTTTGTCAATGTGGAATGCTTTAATTTGTTTACCATCATTGATAGCCATATTGAAAACAGGACACACATAAAATTCACCATTTGTCCTGAAATTGGCTTCGATCATTTGTCTAGCATATTTGACGAAGTCACTACCTTTCTTCCAATAATAGAAACCTACCGTCGCATCATCACTGATAGGATCTTTTTCGGCGACGCGTCGTACATATCCATTCTCGTCTACATCTGCAAATGACCATTTAGGATGAGTTGCTTTAAATGTGACAATTCCACCATCACAATCCGATTCTTGCATATTATACATGAATTCTACTGGATCCCATTCTACATACTGATCGCTGTTAGCAAAAAATAATGGAGAATCATTATCAATGAATTCGTCTGCTAATAGAGCTGTGCATGCAGCACCCTCTGTGATTCTATCGATACTGACTATATTGTTATTAGCTGTCAACATATTCAGCATTGTGTCTAAATTAAAGCGCTGACGATGTTCTTCTTGACAAACATATACGTAGTTAGCATCGATGCCTATATTCTCAACAACAAGTTGAATCATAGGTTTACCATCTACTTCTATCAATGGTTTTGGAAATGAATATCCTGCTTCTGCGAAACGTGTACCAGCTCCTGCCATTGGAATCAACACATTCATCTTAGTATCACGCCATTTTAATTTAGTTGGCTCAGATGAAATTTGTGGCATAATATTTTCTATGGTCACTTCGCTCGGATCTTTTACACGGATGACATTAGCACCTGATCTTTTAGCGGCTAATAAACCAGGAGGAGAATCTTCGATAATAACAGTTTCTTCTGGTAATACACCTATTCGAGACATTGCAGACCAATATAATTCAGGATGTGGCTTAGCATTATCAACGTGCTCGTTAGCTAGCATCACGTCCATTT